AGCCTTACAACCAATTAAAGATGCTAGAAGACGCCGTTGTCATCTATCGCATTTCTCGCGCACCTGAACGAAGAATTTTCTATGTTGATGTAGGGAATCTTCCGAAGATTAAGGCTGAACAATACCTGCGCGACATCATGGTCAAGTTCAAGAATCGTCTTGTATATAATTCAGGTACGGGCGAAATTAGTGACGAGCGAGAACACCGAACCATGCTAGAGGACTACTGGCTGCCCCGACGCGAGGGCGGCCGTGGTACTGAAATTTCAACTCTTCCGGGCGGAACTAATCTTGGCGAAATCGAAGATGTCGTGTATTTTAGAAGAAAACTCTATAAGGCATTGAATGTTCCTGCGTCTAGATTAGAACAAGAATCTGGATTCAACATTGGCCGTTCTGCTGAAATCACACGCGATGAGGTTAAGTTTGGGAAATTTGTCACTCGACTACGGAGTAGATTTGGTCAATTATTCTTAAATCTTTTGGAGACACAGCTTCGATTAAAGGGTGTGCTAACAGCAGAAGATTGGGAAGATTTTAGGCCTAATATCTATTTTGATTGGCAGAAGGATACCCACTTCATGGAGCTTCAAGAGACTGAAATTATGAGAAGTCGAGTTGAAATGCTTCGGGATATGGAAGAATTCAAGGGCGAATACTTCTCTAAAGAATGGCTCCGAAAGACTGTTCTTCGGCAGTCTGACGAAGATATTGCAATGATTGACAAACAAATCACTAGCGAGGCTCCAGCCGAAGGCGAAGAAGAGCCTGAAGAAAATGTTCAATAAGTTACTAATTCTTATAAATAAGAATTAGAGGAGACTATACCATGAATGAAACACGAAACCATATTTTACAAGCAATTCAGTTTGCTAAAGAAGAAAATCCTAATGATATGCAGGATTCGCTTGGTGCTGTATTGTCAAATAAGATTACTGATGCCATTAACTTAAAGAAAATCGAACTAGCTGGGGAATTTTTCGGAGAAAAGAACGAAGATGAAGAAGACGAGAATGGCTCAGAAGAAGAAGAAGAGAACGGCAAAAAGAAAAAGAAGAACCCGTTTGCGAAGAAAAAGAATGGCGATGATGACGACGAAGATGATGACGAAGAGGAAGATGTTGACGAGGGTGCCATAGGTGACGCAGCGAAAGCGGTCGGTTCAAGCGTAGTCGATGCCGCGCGCACCGCGACTCACAAGCCCCGATTGTCGAGAACCCGACAGAAGTATCACAGCGCCCGCAAGGAGTCGTCCTGGGCCGCAGGAGACAAAGAGAAGGCGGAAAAACATGAGAAGAAAGCTGACGAGATCGGGCGGTACCGAAAGGCATCGAAGGCAGATCAATCGGTTCCGGGACAGCCCGAGGCCACCCGGCGCGTCCGGCGTTTGCCCACTACTTCTACCAGAAAATAAATCTAAGGACTAAAACAAATGGCAAAAGTATTTAGGGATATTAGACCACAACTTGTTTGGGAAGATGAAAAGCCCGAACGAGAAGAAAAGATCAAGAGCGCAGGCGTAGACGCTCCTCTTCCATCCGATGACGAAGAATTGGATGATGATGCAGACGAGAATACACGCAACCTCGATGGTTCTGCGGAAGATATGGTCACTAAGGCTATCAAGCCCGTCTATGTGAAACGTAGCGATGGTTCTTATACGCATAACGCAGAATCCGTTATTCGCAAAGACCAAGAGCTTGTCGAAAATGCAATAGATACTTTAAAGAAAATTGTGACACATCATCAGGCTTCTACTGTTAGATTCAAAGATGGATCCACAATGAAAGTTGATGCCACGACAGCAAATATTCTTCTTCAAGTTCATGGTGCCTTGCACAAAAACAATCAAGTTAAAATGGCCCAGTTACTTGCAAAAGATAAAGCTGGTTTTGCAAAGATGGCTGATTTTGCATTCCGACAAGGAAGAATTGGCTCAAAGACGGGGCTGCAAGGCCCATCACCAAAGGCAATTTAATATGAAACTAATCACCGAACTTAACGAGAACGTAGAATTTTTAACCGAAGTCGATGAGGCTGGCAAGAAGTCTCACTTCATAACAGGTATTTTTATGCAGGCCGAACAGAAGAATCGAAACGGAAGATTCTATCCTGTTGGTGTTCTACGAAACGAAGTCAAGCGATACAATAAAGAATATGTAGAAAAGAGTCGTGCGTTTGGTGAGCTTGGGCATCCTGACGGTCCTCAAATTAATCTTGACCGAGTGTCACACATGATTAAAGACATTCAGGAAGACGGAAATAACAACTTTATCGGTAAGGCCAAAATTATGGACACTCCTTACGGAAAGATTGTTAAGAATCTTATTGACGAAGGCGCAAATCTTGGTGTCTCGTCTCGCGGAATGGGTTCATTGAAGCCCGGAAAAACAGACGGTATGCAAATTGTCCAAGACGATTATCATCTTGCAACCGCAGCGGATATTGTTGCAGACCCCTCTGCTCCTAATGCATTTGTGCAAGGCATCATGGAAGGAAAGGAATGGGTTTGGGATAATGGAATAATCCACGAACGAAATATTAGTGAGTATAAAAAAGAGATTGAAAAGGAAAATCGAAAGCGACTAGAAGAAACAAAGTTGCGATTATTCGGGGATTTCCTCTCAAAATTGTAGAAATAATAAATAGCAGTAGAATAATCTCAATATATTGCTTTCTTAAGGGAGAATTTTAACATGTCAGAACTAACAGATTTAATCGAAGGAGTAATTAACGGAAGTGCCGACCAAAAGCGCGCAACCGGAACTCCGGGAAATGATGGCCTTCCTAAAGAGGGCTCTACTCCTGCGAGCAAAGCTCCTAAGGCACAAGGCAAAGTGGGTGCTCCGCCGGTAGTTACTACCGATGTCGAAGTCAAGAACAAGGATGCCGCAAAGGTTTCAAAGCTGACCAAGAAGGCCAAAGAACCAGCTCCTAAGGTTGCTGGCGGCGACACTTCTCAGCCCCCACAGGGTAGCTCGAAAGAGGCCACCCCCGACAATAAGAAGTTGGGCGAAGATGAAGAGCATTACTACGAGGACGAAGAGGTTCTTGAAGAGGGCGAAGATGCTTTTGAACTTCCCGAGACTAAGGCTGGAATGGCTAAGCTAGTGTTCGATATGCTTCGCAGCATGGACAAAGACGAACTGTCCGAGAAGTATGTTGATATCCTCAATGCAATTCTTGTCGAGAACGAAGAGGCAGAGGAAGAGATTGATGAAGAGTCTGCTTCTATTGCTCGCGAAGCTCGCGCACGAATTACAGCCGACGACATTGATATTTCTGATGATGTCCAGGCCCTTCTTTCTAACGAAGACCAAGAGCTTTCTGAAGACTTCCAGATCAAGGCCGCAATAATTTTTGAGGCAGCAGTTGTCTCTAAAATTAATTCCGAAATTGATAAGCTAGAAGAGGATTTCGCATCCGAAATTTCTGAATCTCGCGCCACATTCGAGGCCAATCTTACCGATAAGGTAGATGGTTATCTCAACTATGTGGTTGAAGAGTGGATGAAGGAAAATGAACTGGCTGTCGAACGTGGAATTAAGACTGAGCTTACTGATGATTTTATCACAGGGCTAAAGAATCTTTTCACCGAGCATTACATTGAAATTCCTGACGAAAAGGTTGATGTTGTTGATGATCTCGCAGAACGCATTGAAGAATTAGAAACTAAGCTCAACGAGAGCATTGAAACTAACATTGACCTTGTTGGACGAATTAGTGTTCACGAAAAGGAAGAAATTTTTCATCAGCTTTCAAACGGCCTTGCCGATACAGAGCGTGAGAAGTTAGAATCATTGTCCGAAGGCGTTCAGTATGAAGATGCTGAACAATACATTAGAGCAATTGCTACACTTAAGGAGAGTTATTTCCCTCAGGCTCCCAAGAACGCGGAAGAAGAGGATACCGATGAGTTGCTGAGTGAGTCACTTAGCACAAAGTCATCAAGTGTTGACCGATATGCAGATGCAATTGGCAGAACTGTAAGGCGTTAATTTTATAAATAGGTAACAGAAATTGGGTAAGTAATAACCCTAGTTATCACAAGGAGTTAAAAACATGTATCTTTCTGAAGAATTACAATCCAAATGGGGTCCTGTCCTCGACCACGAAGACCTGGGAGCAATTTCAGATCCTCACAAGCGAGCTTGTACCGCCATTCTACTAGAGAATCAGGAGACCGCACTTCGCGAGGCTTCTGGTCATGGTGCAGGTCAGTTCTTGACTGAGGCTACACCAGCTAACGTAATTGGCAATCCTTCCTCAACGAATGCGAATGCCATTGACACGTTTGATCCAGTTCTAATTAGTCTGGTTCGACGCGCAATGCCTAACCTCATTGCATATGACATCTGTGGCGTTCAGCCAATGACTGGTCCGACTGGCCTCATCTTTGCGATGAAGGCTAAGTATGCAGACTCAACGGGTATTCTTGGTACCGAAGCTCTCTTCGACGAAGCAAATACCTCGTTCTCTGCAACTGCCCAAGACGGGAACTACCCAGTTGGTCAAACAGCACAGACTGATGGCGACTCGGTAGCCGCGGCTGCGATTACCAGTAATGCTATGCAGACTGCTTCTGCTGAAGCACTTGGTAATAGCGTACAGCCCGAAATTGCTGAGATGGGCTTCTCCATTGACAAGGTTACAGTAACCGCATTGTCACGGGCCCTCAAGGCAGAGTACACAGTCGAACTCGCTCAAGACCTCAAGGCTGTTCATGGCCTCGACGCTGAGACCGAGTTGGCTAACATTCTGTCCGCAGAGATTCTTGCTGAAATTAACCGAGAGGTTGTTCGTACAATCAACAAGACTGCATCCGATGGCGCACAAGATGGTGTTGCAACCGCACACACCTTCGACCTTGATGTCGATGCAAACGGTCGTTGGAGCGTTGAGCGTTTCAAGGGTCTTATGTTCCAGCTAGAGCGCGAAGCCAATGCAATTGCAAA